CACCACGACTTCTGCGGCTCTGGGCGCAATCGCCAACGCTGTGAATACGTCTGGCAAGGCTCTGGGCACCACGCTGTACAACACCACGACCAAGACTTTCTACGTGGCTCAAGGCGCACTGGCTGCCAGCACTTGGATCGACGCTGCTGACGGCACCACGACCATCACCCCGGCCTAATAGGAGGCCGACATGGCCATGCAATACGACGTAAAAGCCGCGTACACCGAGGCTGACGCAGCGATGGTCACGTACCCGGTGCGGATCAAGGGCGCGTACATCTCGGTCACGACGGGTGGTGCTAACCCCATCATCTTTTATGACAACGCGTCAGCAGCTTCGGGCAATGTTTTGCTCAAGCTGGGTGTGACTGCGGCTGGGTGCCACACGGTGGTGATCCCCGGCGAAGGCATTCGCGCCGACAACGGCGTTTACTGCGACACCGGCAGCGCTGCTGCGGTGACTTTGTACTATGGCTAAAACACCCGCATGGCAACGCAAGGAAGGCAAATCCGAGAAGGGTGGTCTGAACGCCAAGGGGCGCGCCTCTGGCGAAAGACCCAAACTCCCGGATTAACAAATCGTTGAGGGCGTGGAAATGTTGAGTTTGAAACGTGATTGGGGGCGTGTAGCCAAAGCCCCCGACGAACAGGGCCGCTACCGGTGCAGCAAGTGCCGGGAGTGGAAACTGCCGTCCGCGTTCAGCAAAAACAGAAATCAGGCTTCCGGGCTGAATTACGCCTGCAAACCGTGCATGCGGACGCACACTAGAAAATACAACCTTCCGGCAAAGTACGGGATTACTGCGGCGCAATTTGCAGAAAAACTGTTGGCGCAAGGCGGCAAGTGTGCTTGTTGCGGGGCGGCTTTTAAAATGGAAGGGCGGTCCACCGACCGCGCTTGCGTTGACCACAACCACACAACAAACGAAGTGCGGGATTTGTTGTGCGGGCGTTGCAACCTTGCGGCGGGCAACGTGAATGACAGCGCCGTGCGGGCTCGACAACTTGCGGCGTATCTAGAAAAATGGAATTGTTGACATGAAGCAGGAAAACGTTGAGCTTGCAAAACAGGTTGGCGACGGCCTGTCGGTTGTTACCGCTATCGGCACTCTCGTGCAGTTGCTGCCTTCTGTCGCTGCGCTGTTCACAATTATTTGGACAGGCATGCGGATCGCCGAGATGGTTGCGGGCAAACCGTTTGCTGAAATCATTCGGCGCAAGAAAGCAGACGATGCCGAGCGTCAGTAAGAAGCAGCACAACTTCATGGCTGCGGTGGCCAAGAACCCCGCGTTTGCCAAGAAGGCGGGGGTCCCGTCGAGCGTGGGACAAGATTTCCTCAACGCGGACAAGGGCCGCAAGTTTAAAGAAGGTGGCGATATGAAAGAGTCCAAGGCGATGGTTAAAAAAGAAGTGTCCTTCATGAAAAAGAAAGGCGCTCCCGCATCCATGATCAAGCATGAGATGGGCGAGATGAAGGGCATGAAGAAGATGGCTGGCGGCGGCATGGCCAAGATGGGCGCTGTGCGCACCGCTGCCCCCAGCAAAGATGGCATCGCGTCCAAGGGCAAGACCAAGGGCAAGATGGTCGTCATGAAGCGCGGCGGCAAAGCCTGCTGATCTAGGAGTAAAAACATGGCAACTTCCGCTTTTGGTAAAGCATTCGCCGAGGCCCGCAAGTCCGGCCTTAAAGAATTCGAGTTTGGTGGCAAAAAATACAACACCAAGATGGCGAGTGATAGCGACGCGTCTTCGCCTAAAGCCGGTGTGTACGTCCCTCGCGACTCCTCCTCGCGCGCGGGTGAGCGAGCCAAATCCGAAAACTACGTTCCGCGTGACAGCGACGCTATGCGCGGCCCTCGTGCCACGTCTCGTGGTTATGTTGGGCGCGGTGGTATCGGTGGTGGCGCTGGACGTGGTGGTCAAGGCGGTCCGTCCGCAACGGATTTGCTGGCCGAATCGGCAGAAGATGAGCGCGCGCCGACTTTTAAGAGTGGCGGCATGACGGCCTCTAAACGTGCCGATGGTTGCGCACAGCGCGGTAAGACCAAGGGCCGAATGGTGTAACCATGGCCACCATGAAGTCCGCCAAGAAGATGTATGAGGACATGCTGACGGAGCCTGCAAAGCCGTCACTTGGCCACAGCACCAAGTCGATGGACATGGCGTCCAAGATGTTCAGCGCTGAGCCTAAGAAGATGGCGGCGGGTGGATACGTCAAGGCGGCGGATGGCTGCGCGCAGCGCGGCAAGACTCGCGGAAGGATGGTGTAACCATGATGGCCAGCCGAGGAATGGGCGCGATCGCTCCGAGCAAGATGCCCAAGGGTGTGAAAAAAGCTCGTCGCGACGACACCGACTTCACACAGTACGCCGAGGGCGGTAGCACGTCCAAGGTGAATGCGGCTGGCAACTACACCAAGCCGGGCATGCGCAAGTCGCTGTTTGAGAAGATCAAGGCGTCCGCTACGCAGGGCACCGCCGCAGGGCAGTGGTCGGCGCGCAAAGCGCAGCTTCTGGCCAAGCAGTACAAGGCCAAGGGTGGGGGCTACAAGTGAAGGCTCCGCAACAGTCGCTCAAAGACTGGACCGCCCAAAAATGGCGGACTAAGTCCGGTAAGCCGTCATCCAAGACGGGTGAGCGATACCTGCCCGAGAACGCCATCAAGGCGCTCAGCCCGGCGGAGTACGCGGCCACAACCCGTGCCAAACGGGCGGGCAAAGCAGCGGGCAAGCAGTTCGTGGCCCAGCCCAAGACAGTCGCCAAGAAGACAGCGAGGTTTCGATAATGGCCACTTCTGGCACCGCAACATTTAACCTCGATCTTGCGGAGATCGTGGAGGAAGCGTTCGAGCGCTGCGGTTCGGAGCTTCGCACGGGCTATGACCTCAAGACCGCTCGGCGGTCTTTGAACCTGCTGTTTGCCGACTGGGCCAACCGGGGCGTGAACATGTGGACGTTCGAGCAGGGCACCCAGACCCTGACTCCGGGCACCGCCACCTACAACCTGCCTACTGACACGGTGGACTTGCTGGAGCATGTGATTCGCACCGGTGCGGGCAATGTGGCAACGCAGGCTGACCTGACCATCACGCGGATCAGTGTTTCTACCTACGCTACGATCCCGAACAAGCTCCAGCAAGGTCGCCCCATCCAGATTTGGATCGAGCGCCTGAACACCCCGCGCTTTACTGTGTGGCCGGTGCCGGACAGCAGCCAGACCTATCAGTTGGTCTACTGGCGGCTGCGCCGTATTCAGGACGCGGGCAACGGCACCAACACGATGGACATGCCGTTCCGGTTCCTCCCCTGCATGGTGGCGGGACTGGCCTACTACTTGTCGATGAAGGTGCCGGGAGCCATGGACCGCATGCAGTCCCTCAAGGCCCAGTACGACGAGGCGTGGGAGATCGCCGCCACCGAGGACCGGGAAAAGGCTGCCGTGCGCTTTGTGCCGCGCCGCCAGTACTTGGGTAGCGGCACCTAATGGCCAATCGGTTCGCCTCCGGCAAAAACGCCATCGCGATGTGCGATCGGTGCGGGCAGCGCTATAAGCTGACGGAGTTGAAGACCGAGATTATTAAAACTAAAAGGTACCAACTTTTGGTTTGCCCCACGTGCTGGGACCCCGACCAGCCGCAGTTGCAGTTGGGCATGTATCCGGTGGACGACCCGCAGGCGCTGCGCAACCCGCGTCCGGACAGCACGTACCGAATCGCGGGCACGGGCCCGGACGGTTTCACCACCGGTGGTAGCCGCGTGATTCAGTGGGGGTGGAACCCAGTGGGGGGCGCGTCGTTCTTCGATGCCGCACTTACTCCAAACGACTTGGTTTCGACCGTGCAAATTGGTACAGTCGAGGTAGTCACGACATAAGGAGTCGAACATGGACGCTAAAACCGCAGTGCGCAAGCACGAGAAGAATATGCACCCGGGCAAAGCCCCGACCAAACTGCGCGCTGGTGGCAAGACCAACAGCGACATGCTCAAGTACGGGCGCAACATGGCCAAGGTCATGAACCAGCGCAGCCCCGGTCGCAAGGGAGCCTGACATGGCCACCTATCGCAACCCCACGTACAAGCCGCTGGAGCCTGCGGGCACCATGCCGGTCAAAGAAGCGCTGAGCAAGAACGTGTCCGTCGCCAATGAGCGCACGAATCCGTATCCGGAGACCAAAACCTCTGGCATCAAGATTCGTGGCACTGGCGCGGCGGTTCGTGGTGTGACTGCACGCGGCCCGATGGCTTGAGGTACTGAATGAACTACGCCGAGTTGGTCACTGCAATTCAGGACTACACTGAGAACACGTTTGATTACGGGACCACCCCGTCGATCATCAACACGTTCATCAAGCAGGCCGAGCAGCGCATCTACAACTCGGTGCAGTTCCCGTCGTTGCGCAAAAACGTGACGGGCACCACCACGGCCTCCAACAAATACTTGTCTGCCCCCACCGACTTCCTGTCGGTGTATTCGATGGCCGTGATCGACGGCACGGGCAACTACGAGTACTTGCTCAACAAGGACGTGAACTTCATTCGGCAGGCTTACCCGAGCCCGGCCAGCACGGGCATCCCCAAGTACTACGCGCTGTTTGGCCCGACGACTACGGGCGGTGCGAACCCGGTGCTGACGGACGAGTTGTCTTTCATTCTGGGCCCGACGCCGGACACACAGTACTCGGTTGAGCTTCACTACTTCTTCTACCCTGAGTCCATCACGGTGGCAGCAGACGGCCAGACTTGGCTTGGCGACAACTTCGACTCGGTGCTGCTGTATGGCTCGATGGTCGAGGCGTACACCTACATGAAGGGTGAGACCGACATGATGGCGCTGTATGCGCAGCGGTATGCCGAAGCGCTGAATATGGCTAAGCGTCTGGGTGACGGTCTGGAGCGCAGTGATGCGTACCGCAGTGGGCAGGCGCGACTTGCGCCGCTGCCGCAGAATAACGGGGTTGCCTGATGGCTTTTACCGGCAACGCCACTTGCAGTGTCTTCAAGCTCGGCTTGATGAAGGGCGACTTCGACTTCGATTCGGACACCTTCTACATCGCGCTGTACACCAACGCTGCGTCGTTGGGCGTGGACACCACCGAGTACACCACTGCGGGTGAGGTTGTTGCGGCGGGGTATACCGCTGGCGGCGAGGCGCTGACTGTGAGCACGACACCCGTGCTTGGCGGCACCACCGCATACATCTCGTTTTCAAACGTGTCGTGGTCAGGGGCGTTCACGGCGCGCGGTGCGTTGATCTACAAGCCCGGGACCGATGGCGCAGTTTGCGTGCTGGACTTTGGCGCGGACAAGACTTCGACGACAACTTTCACGGTGCAGTTCCCCGCTGCCACCAACACTTCGGCAATCATCAGAATCGCATAAGGAGCGACCATGTTCAACGAAAAAGTCAAAGCGGGTGGCGTGTTCACCGTCCAGTGCCACGACAGCGAAGGCAACCTGAAGTGGTCTGCCGAGAAGCACAACCTCGTGGTCAACGTCGGCCTCAAGGACATGAACGACAAGTACTTCACTGGCAGCGGCTACACCGCTGCTTGGTACATCGGCCTGTAC